ATTCGGCTCAAGATGCCACCTCATCGGGCTTAGGCAACGGTCGGACTGAATCGCCAACGATCCAAGCTCCGATAACCCAAACAAGTTGCTGGATCTGATCTTCGGACAACGGTACTTTGTCCTTGAGAATCACAACGGCAATCGTAGCCGCCGCCGCCCAAAATCGCTTGCTTTTGACAAGTTCGCCTAAGTTCATGGTTTTTCTCCTTTGTCAACATCTTATCCACCGTTAGGGGGCTTGACAATCACCGACGCCCCGAATTTCGCTTTTGCCGCTTCGGAGCCACCGGCTTGGACTTTGGCCGCCTTTTGGCTTTGCGAGGCAGGAATAGCCCTAAATGCTCGTTCATAGCCTCGAAAATCAGCCCGCTTAGGGTCATATCCATCGCTGCCGCTTGCTTGTTCCATGCCGCCCAGGCCTCCTCGGGCTGCGAAATGTTCTTGCGTTTCATCATTGGCCTGCCTTGTTTCTCAAGTCCTCGATCCAAAACTGCCCCGGGTCAAAAACATCCGCCGAGTACACCGCCACGCCAAGAGCCGCCCAGTAGTGGGTAGCGACGCCGTAGAGCTTGCCGGGTTGTTTCTTGGTCCCAACCGGCCCAAACCGATCGATAAGGGCCTGCCTTACGTTGGCATCTTTGGCCCGCATCGAATTGCATAGGTGTAGCTTAACCGCTCGGCGCGGGACAAGTCGCAAGGGTCTTTCGAAGTCTGAAAGCAACGATGCAAACCAGCCGATACCTGCCACGGTGCGAAATGTTTCTTGACCTACCGCCATGCCGAAGCATTCTATCCATTCGATGGAAACGTGGTCAACTTCGCGAAGCAAGCCTTTGAGCCCGTATGTAGTGATCCGAAACGCTGGTATGGATTCGAGCCGGATAACCTTTTCGGTGCCCGCATCCCACCAAACAAACGCACTTTCGAACGGCCCGGGGTCAATGCCTAAATAGATCATTCGCCAAGCTCCTTTCGTCGCTTGCGGTCGGCTCTAATAACCGCCCGAACAATTTGATAGTTGCGATCAAGGGCCTTGGCGTATGTCGTTTGTTTAATGCGGTTGCGATAATCATCCGCCTTCCGGCCAAATATTGCACGCCGACAGATTTTCCTTGCTTGCCTGAGTTTCATTCGCCCACTTCACTTTCCTTTTTTTCTTTAAGTTTTTCAATCGCGGTACGATAGGCAACGGATTTACCTAGCTGGTAGTTAGCTGAATCTGCGTCACCAGTTGGTATTATCTTATTCATTCGGGTTATTGCCTCAAGCCGAAGCTCCTCAAGGTACTCAATAAATTCTTTGCGTTTCATTCGCCCACCTCCTGAATCAATCGATCCAAATACCATCGAGCCTTTTTCAAATCATCGACGCCGCCCTTTTTTGGCCATCGCCAAAGGTACTTTATGACGTTGCCCCAAACGTAGCCGATAAAGCCATCGCCCGTTGCCGCCTTGATAGCCTCGATACACTCAATGCCGCCTTGCTTGTAGTGGCTAGGGTTGATGGGGTCGCTAGTTCGCCCCCTTGCCTCCATGATGCCCTCGACAAACTGATCGACATTCACGCCATCCATGCAAGGGCTAGGGGCTAGGGGCTCGCTCGAACTATCCGGGATTTCCGGACAGTTGGATTCAGGCTCGACGGGATGATCATCATGCTTGACGCCGCCGAGCTTGTACGAAACCTGTTCGCGCACCGAATGCCTTACAGTTATCGGAAATCCTTCGATTTCGTTGATCGCCTCGACAACGCCTTGACGCCCAGACCACGAAACAACCCTGTCTCCAACCTTGAATTCGACGGGATGATCATCATGGTCTTGATTGGCAGGTCGGCAGTCGCTTGACGGAAGATATAACCCATTGCTGCCAGTGAACCAAAAATTGAACCACCCAGGTCTATCTGCGTCGGCGTTTCCGACTGTGGCCCGAACCCAAACCTTATCGCCTACTTTGTAGCTACTCACCTTGCACCTCAATTCCTTTGCTGTACTTCGCAACCAATTCGGTTCCGTCGATCATCTCCGCTTCGGGTCGGCAGTCCGACTTAATCGCAATGACCTCTTGGCAATTGCAGTCTAGCTCCATGTATAGGCTCGATGGGCTATTGTGTACCACCGTAGCCCGCACCCAAACGACATCGCCTTTTGCGTAGCTCACTTGCCCGCCCTCCTTGCTTCGTGGGTCTTGTTTGTCAATTTCGTGATCCATTTCCTAAGCTCCTTGTTTCTTGCTTGTAGTAACTTCACCCGCATTTCCAACCGGTACACTTTGTCCCGGAGGTTGCGGGTCTTTTCGTCGTCGGTCATCGTAAATCCAGTTCCATATCATCGAGCCTAGTAAGCTCTGGCGTAAGCCTGATCTGTTCGCCTTGGTCGCTTGCTAGCTGGACAACAATCCACCTGCCGCCAACACGTTTCTTTCTTGTTTCGCAGCACCATTCCGCTGACTTTTGCGATCCGTACCACCCATCCATTCGCCCTGTATCCAAATCAAGCACTAAGTAATTCACGCTAGAATCCTCCATTGTAATTAGTCAACTCCGATCCAACCTTAAATTCCCGGTCCCCGGTCGAGTACACAGCACCGCGCCGCATACTTAATTCCGTCTTGCTCATTTCGCCATCGCGAAACTTGGCTATGTAAACATCCATTTTTTCCGCCGCTCGATCCTCCCGATGCAAAAGCATTACGATATCCGAATCCTCTTCGATCGAACCGGATTCCTTTAAGTGCGATAGCGTTGGGGCTTCACCCTCTGCCGCCCTGCCGACCTGAGCCAATACAACAATCGGTATATTTAACTGCTTGCTCATTCTGCAAATCTCATTGGACACATGCGAGACCTGTAGCCGCCGGTCGCTGATTTCCCTTGGGGCTTTGATTAGCTGAATATAATCAATCACAACTAGCTTGCATCCTCTTCGAGCAATGTCAGTTCTAATCCTGGATTCAATAGCCGCGATGGTAGCCCCTGGTTTATGCCAAAACTCCATCGGACATAAATGGTGGTCCGCTGCAACCTCAAGCATTTCGTTTAGCTGGGCATCCGTGTAGGTCGATTGGTTGATGTCGCTAGCCTTGAGGCTTGTACCCCTGAGCATGAAACGCAATGCGAACTGCCGAAAGCTCATTTCAAGACTGACGAATAGCGTCGGCTCGTTTCGGTCCCTTGCTGGCCTCAATGCAATTTCTGCTCCTACTGCCGATTTACCGATCGACGGCCGCGCCCCGATGGTAATGTACCCCGCTGGCAATCCACCAAATAGCGATTCATCGAGCCTTTCAATCCCAGTTGCAAAAACCGAAGTTGCTTTAGACTGCCGATTCTCTTCGCATTGCTCCAAGAATTCATCAAGCACCAAGCCTAGCCGCTTTTGCTCGACGCCTGCCCCGTCGATAATCGTAGACGCCGCCGACATTTCGCCTGCAAACTCAACCGGGTCGAATTCATCGCCCTCGCATTGCTTCGCTAGATCGTCAATAACGCGCCGAAGCTTTCGCCTCTGAGACGCCTTAGCGACTTGCTCGGCATAGTACTGAACGTGGTGAGGCATCCCTTCGGCCATAAGCTCGACGAGCCTAGAAACGCCCCCTACGAGGTCTAACACCTTGATTCGGTCTAGTTCCGCTGCGATGTTCGTAGCGTTGAGCGGTACTGCTTTTTTTAGCAAGGCCTGAATCGCGAAGAACACTTGCGAAAAACCGATCGAAACAAAGTCGGTAGCCGTCACGTACTCTTGGGCGATATAAATCGCCTCAGGCTTGACAATCAGAGCCCCGATTAGGTTTTCTTCGTCCTTGATGCATCGAGCGGTTTTTTCGGTCATTAGTATTTCCTCAGGTTCGCGTAGGGGTCGACCTTCGGTTTATCCGGCTTGGCCCTTGGGTCTACGTGGCTCGGCTTGATACCCTGCCATTCGTTCGCCGTTGTGAGGTTGATACATGCCAGCAAGTGATCCCGATCGCGGTAGGCTTGGTCCCAGCCACGGCAGACGTTGCCTCTGTCGCGGATTGGATGCCCGATGTTTCTCCGCATTCGCTCCCAGGCTTCGAGGGCTTCGCGCACCTCGGGAGAGTCTAGCCTTGGGGGGATGTCGAATTGGCCGATTGTCTCTTTTGGCTTTCGAGGTTCCTTTGGTGGCTTAGCTGACGGCGTAGTTGCCGCTGGGTCTGGTTTCGGATCTTCTTTTGGTGGCTCGACCGTTCCCCCTGAGGGGGGTAAGGGGGGTTTTAAAAATAACGAATCAGAATCCGAAACAGAATCCGAAACCGTAACCCCCGGTTTTTGTTCGCCGTTTGTTCGAGGTTTGTTCGCCGTTTGTTCCGTTTTTGCTTTCGGTTTGCTTCCGGCTTCGCTGCGCATTTGCGATATCTCCCCGAGCCTAGCCATCCGTCGAGAATACAAAACGCCCCTTGAATCCCTGGATAAAACGCCTTTTCTTTCGAGCTCCTCAATCGCTTTTACCTTCTCGGAACGGTCCCCGCCTGAAACCGCGTCGGCGATATCTTCGTTTGACCTTGGCGATCCGTCCGGCCAAATCAGATAGCCCCGCTCTTTGGACTCGAACATGAAGCAAAGCAAATCGACTAACAAACCCCGAGCAAAAATGGAACAAAACCGCAACTCAGGATCTTTAAGCCAATCGCCCGTAAAAAACCAGAACCCAGGTGATTTTGCCCCAGGGCTTTTTCGCTTTCCGCTGCCGTCGTCGCTGCCGCTCATTTTGGCGTCCCTGTCCAAAAAATCCCCCTCGATGCAAAAAGCGTGGCAGCCAGTGCGCTAGATCGCGCAAAGATGCACCGAGGGGGTTTGTGTTTCTTGTCTAGCTGCCACACTGACGCAATCATTTTAACCATTGTTGAATCCTTGGGAATATGCTGCTTAAGGAAGATTAGGGGGCATCTTCTCGCTGTCCGCGCTCGACTCTCTCCACTCAGTAAGGTCGTTGTTCAAGTAATCAAGCATATCGGCGATGGTCATGCCTTTTTCCGCTGCGTCAATCGCCATCGAAAAGCCGTGCATAAAACCCCTTCGGTAGCTGCGTTCCGATGCCTCGGCAGCATCGCCCCATCTAGGTAAATCACCTACCGGAATCAGCCTAATCTCATCGCTGCCTGTTTTTTCTGTGCTCATCATTTCACCCTCAATTAAAACCACCGAACAACCGCCCCACACGGAGCGTAAAAGAGCCGCCCGCCCTCTCGAACGAGCGACCCTGGGGCAAGTAGCGGAAGTTTCAACGCCACTTGCCAACGGTCGTTTGGGCCGATTAAACCCGGCACGTACCGCGCACCAGTCCGTGAGGAAATTCCTCTTCGCGGGATTCTTGCCAGTAGACAGCAAGCACCTTTGCCGAGGTGGACCAGCCTCATTGGGGTCAAAACAAACTCAACTGCCTTGGCTTCTCAGCCTCAGCGGAAATTCTAGCTCTAGCGATCTCGATGTATTCAGCCTCGCGTTCAATGCCGATGAACCGAAAGCCCTCTGCCATCGCCGCCTTTCCGGTCGATCCTGAGCCCGTGAAGGGGTCTAGAATGATGCCGTTTGGCGGTGTGATAAGTCGGCATAGGTAGCGCATTAGGTCGGTAGGTTTGACTGTTGGATGAGGATTGTGACGCATAACTGCCGCCATAGGGTCGGATTCGCTAAACCCTCGCCCGCTGTCGTTTTTGATTCCCGCCTCAGTCGGCTCCAACGCCCCACACCCTTCGTCCCGGTCGTCGCGGCTTGCTTTAGCACAATAGAAAAATCGTGCTGCGCTGCCGGTGTCGCCGTAGCTTGGAGCCTGTTCTACCGATCCCCATCCACCGCTGTATCCGTTTTCGCCTTTGCGCCCGTTGCTCTTTGCGCCGTCGGCGTCAGGAAACAACGCCAGCACCTCCTCGCTGCCATCGTGCGTAAAATTAGCCGGGAAACGGCCCTCGGGTGGCGTGACGTTGCCTCCGTTTGTCGAAACGTAGTCTTTCATCTGGTAAGTATTTCCCGTCCCCAGGCGGTTACCGCTGCCGCATGGCGTTTCCCCGTTCGCCTCCACCCTGCACCCATCAATATTCAGCCCGCCCGTTCCGTGTTCGAGTACGTTGGCTGCAACGGTCCTGATAGGGGGCTTGCGAAACAGCCACCATTCTTCAGCAGCCGGTTTTAATGCTGTCCCCCATCCTCCCCATTGCTTAGCCGCTTCGGTAGATGGAATCGAAGTGTAGGCATTCCGACCTGATTCATCCCCCCAAGTACCACCACCGTCTCGCTTACCGTTTTCGAGGCGTAGCAGTCGATCACCCCCTCGTTTGAGTGGGCCAACCTCACGTTCTGCCCCTGCCGCCTTGTCGATCGCTTTCGATACGTCGAGGCTTTTAGGAAACCCCGAGCCAAAAACGTGGTAGATTTTATCCCTTGGCTGCCATCCCGCGTCCTCCCACGCCGTCCCGGTCCAGTGGCTAGTCCGAGGAATCGCCCATACCAACGCATGGCCTCCGGGCTTGATTACCCGCAGGCATTGATCGGCAACTGATTGCATCCATTGAATCCAGTCGGCTTTGCCGCCCTTGTCCCGGTCCCACTCGCGGTTCATGAACGCGATTCCCGCAGGAGGATCCGTCACAATCGCATCGACCGAGCAATCCGCAAGGGTCTTGAGTACGTCGAGGCAATCGCCCTGGTGTAGTTCAAATTTCATCGAGTAGCCTTTCTAGAACTTCCATCTGCCCAAAATCTCAACCAGCAAAAAACCCAACGCCGTAAGCTCCCCGCCGATGATGAGCGTCAGCAAGTACCATCCGTTGAGCCGGTCGATTTTCCGCTCGATCCGGTCGAGTTGGCTTTCGTCGTCAGGGGGTTGGTAGGGGTTCATGGGCTTTCCTTCTCGACATAAGCAACACCTCGACCAGGAATAAGGCTGATCGTCGCTTTGCCGGTCTTGGAGTCCCAAGTATTGATGCGAAGCAAAAAAATCCGATTCGTCTCGTTAGCGAGCTTCCAAAAATCGTCGACGGATATTGTCGTCTCAATCTCAAGTTGACGCGATCCGACATCGTGTATTTCGACTACTTGCTTGATGTGGTTCATTTACCAATACCTTTCCTTTGCGTGACCTCTGACAATCATTCGAGCATTGATCGACGATGGGGCAAGTGTTTTCGGCGGTAGGTTTGCTCGAAGGTCGCCGAGGTCGCTGTACAACACCGCCAGAAACCGACCGTACTTATCGCGCTTGGCCTTTGTCTTGTGCTGTAGCGTCTCAATGTAGATCGCCTCAAGGGGCTGCAGTACCTCCCGTAGCCACGCCTTCGCCTCTTTGCCCTCTGAAGTGTTCATCTCCGGTGCATCGATGCCGTAGAGCCTAAATCGCTCTTTGCGCGATGTGTCGAATCCCAGGTCGATCATAAGCTCCACGGTATCGCCATCGACTTCACGGATTAATTTGGCTTTGTAGATGTAGATCAAAATGCCACCTCTTCCTTTCGTTTCGCAATCAACGCCCTGGCGAAAATAAGACCGTGAGTATAAGCCACGCGAGCCAATTTCGTTTTTTGGCTGTCGTTCTTTCCGTCGATAGCATGCACCCTAGCGATCTCCGCATCAATCCGGTTTAGGATTTCTTGGTCGGTCATTATAGCCCCTCCCCTTCCTCGACTTCGAGATCGATTTCGATGAGGGCGAAACCAAACTTTTTAACTTCCTTGATCGCCTCAGCTTTGCAGAGAAATGTTTCGGTTGATCCGCTTGGGTAAACCGCAATCCACCTTTGCACCAGAATCGTTTTCTTTGGCGGTGGGGCTAGGTTGCGTGTGTTGTTTACCCCTAGAAATAAATCGCCCGCATATCGCCCGTTGAGGTGCCATGCCGCAGCAACCCAATATGGCCCCACGTTTGAGGGATTGCGAATTCGACCCGTATAGCGACATTCCTCCTGCCCCTCATTGATCGCATCGATAAACGCCTCTTCCCCGTTGGCCAGTGTGACCGGCCCTTTTTGCCATTTGTTACTCATAGCCCCTCCCCTTCCGTGACTTCGCGATCGATTGGGATGAGTGCGAAACCTCGGACGTTAGCTTCCGTAACCGCAGTGTCCTTGTCGCTGTATCCAAAGTAAAGAGTTTTGCCGTTAGCGAAAACAACCAGCCACCCTCGCACCCGCACCGTTTTCTTCGGCGGTGGGGCTAGGTTGCATTTGTGGTCGGGCTCGGCGTACATTGTTGGGTTCGAGGCGCTAGCGTGCATGAGCCGTCCGCTAGCGTGCCATCCCGCAGCAATCCACAGACCTGGAAGATAAAGAATTCTGCCGACGTATCGCCAGTCCTCTTGCCCCTCGTTGATCGCGTCAACGAAAGCCTCGTCGCCATTGGCCAGTTTAACCGGCCCTTTTTCCCATTTATTCATTCTTGCACCTCCATTAAATCAAAAATGCTTTCCTTCCCGACCAAATACCGCCCATCGCTCCGCCAAGTTTCCCAAGCCCAGTCTGCCAAATCTTCGCTTGGCGGCTCGTTGCTGTAATTGCCGACCTGCCCGCGTAAATCGTGGAACTCGGCTTCTCTGTCGATCTCTTCGATGCCGCGCACCCAGTAGCCGCCGCGTGTCGTTGGTTGCCATTGTCGCATCATTACAGCACCTCGATTTTGCGAAAACGGGTCGTCAATTCGCTGGCGAAAAAATGGTAGTAATCGCCGTCGATCTTAACTACCACGTCGGTT